AAACATTCTTTCTAAGCAGGATGTTATGTCTGTTGATTATCATAGTGCTTATCACGTTATGGGAACTAAGTGGACATCTGCTACTGACAACCCAACAAACGCTCAGTTAGGTAACTCAAATAACTGGGGTATCACATACGATGCTGATTTAATTCCTATCGTTGAGATAATTGTTAACTCACCTCTTGATACAACTAATATTTCTTAATAGTATTAAACTGGTGGTCATTAAACCTCATCAATTATTGGTGGGGTTTTTTCTTTACGCTACAATAAAACTAAAATTACTTAAAAATCGTGGCAGCTACCATAAATGCAACTGTTAAAGGAGAAAATGCTAATAGCTATGTCACATTGACAGAGGCTAATAGTTATTTTGAAACAGTTCCAGATTCAACAACTTGGGATAATAAAACTGTTGACCAAAAGAATAGATCATTAATAGCAGCTACCAGATGGATTGACAGCTTTGTTTACTATGGCGATAGATGTGATGATGGACAAGCATTAAAGTTTCCAAGAAATAATTATCAGGTAGATGGTGTTGAACTAGCTTGTTCTAAAATTCCAAATAATATCAAATATGCACAGTATGAACTTGCTAGAGCTTTGGCAAATGATACAGATGCTATAACAGGAACTACAGGTAATCAAGGTAATATAGCAGAAGCAAAGTTAGGAGATTTAGAAGTAAAATATAATGTAGCTACTCAAGGAACTGGATCAATAAATAATATTTTAGACGTTTATCCTTGGTTACAAAGTTATCTTGGAAGTTATATGATTGGTGGAGCAGGATCTTTCCAAATGAGGGTAGTAAGAGGATAATATGTCACTTATAGATAGCACTTTCAAAAGTTTACCAGAACAATTATTAAATTCATTTGGTATTAGTGTTACTTACATTAAGACTGCTGCTTCTCAAACTTACAACACTACAACAGGAGTTGTTAGTGGTTCTGATACTACTGTTTCAATAAAAGCAGTAATATCAAGTGTTTCTGGATCGACTTATGAAGGAACGAGCCAAACAACTGATTTGAAAGTTATTTTTGGTAATAAAGAGTTAGGAACATATTATCCAAAGATAAAAGATAGGATTCAATACACAGAAGATGGAGTAACTAAAGTTGCAAGAATTATCAGTATCAATACATCTAGAGGAGATAATCCTATACTTCATACAGTTATTGCGAGGCCACAATAATGGCAAGGAATGACTTAAAGAAATTTTTAAAGGATTTCGACAGGGTTACAAATGATGTAGCATTTAACGCTCCAATGGAAGCTGCAAATACTGTAGTAAACAAATTAAAAGATATTGGCCCATCTTGGACAGGAAGGTTTAACAACTCTTGGAATATTGACACTCCTATAAAATCTTTCAACTCTAGAGGAAAAAAGACTAGAGGAGAGGCAGTTCCTTTAAAAATAAGAGTATTAAAGTCTAGGCAGAGTGCTAAGAAGTTGAGATCATCTAATGAATCAGTTTTTATTGTTCATAATGTTGCTTCCTATGCAATGCAAGCAATAGACGTTGCAAACTTTACTCCATTAAGACCGCCACCAAAAGTAACATCAAAACGCACTCAAACTGGTTTTAGAGAAAGTGGTTTTAGGGGTTTAGACGTAGTTAGCAGCGAACCTGGAGCAAATGCTCGTCAAACAGCACCTTTAGATTGGTTCAAAACATACGCTAACGGTGGAGCGATGAATAAAGATGCAAAAATAGGGTATAACAGAATATATAGAAGAGTAAAATGAATTATCAAGGAATTAGATCAAAATTTGAAGCACCTATCAATACAGCTTATGCTGCACTAAGTCCTGCTGTGCCAGTATTTTTTGATAACTTTGGCGATGTAGTATCTGATGCTGACAGCGAATTTGTTTATGTAAATATTCAATTCGGACTTACTACCGAAGTAGGATTAACTTCTTCATTAGATAATATAAGAGGGATCATTACTGTTAGAGCTTTTGCAGAAAAGGATAAAGGGCCAGCCAGGAGTCAGACATTAATCAATACTGCCTTTACAGCGATTGAGACACTTAATAATACTGGACAACCCACGAGTGGTATTCATGTAAGAACTGGAGAGGTAACTGGCCCTACATTTGATACTGATAGACCCTTTTTTGTATCAACAATCGAAACAAATTTTCAAGCTACAGTAATTTCTTGAATCTTTGTTGTA